CCTTGGATTTACAAAGTCTGTACAATCTTGCCATAGACTTTCCCAAGGAGCTCTTGCTGATTCAAGTTGTCCCATACGTTTAATAATATGATCTACTTTTGTGTCCATCATGCTTTATTTTTGTTTGCAAAGTTTCTTGCAGCTTCTTTACTACCAAAGCCCCATGCTTTAAGTGCGAGTGCAAGTCGTGTTGGTTTACCTTTCTCATCTTTCATCGGTCCTTTCATTCCTGAAAATCTTGCTGCAAATGATACTCTTCGCCCGTCTTTACCTCCTTTTTGCGGTGCTTTTAAATTATGGCCCTTTGCATTATAATGCGCACGACCTTTTTCATTTAAACCGCCTGAAGGATTCTGATGAGCTTTCTTTACCATTATGCTTTTCTTTTAGGTTTTTTTGCAGTAGTTGCAGATCTTCTAAAGTCAGCTGCTGTAGGTGCACCTTTAGCACCTTTCTTACGCATCTTCTCTCCTGAGCCTGCTTTGATTCTTTTACGTTTCGCGTGTATGTTAGCGTATAGTCCTGGTCTCTTTGCCATTATGCTTTACCTCTCTTTTTGTTTTTAACTGCAGTTATGATGTCACCTCTTGTTATCTTGTTAGGGTCACCAAACTTTTTAGCTAAAGTTTTATTTCTACCTGTCAAAGTAGTTTTACCTGATTTTTTACCGTAATGTCCTGGCATATTATCTCTCCGTTCCTAATAGTTTTTTCTTAGTTATTTCCTCTTCAGTTGTTAAACCTTGAGGAGAAGTCATTATAGTAGATCGTCTGCCACGTTTTGCGACATATGCTTTTTTTACCATGCCTGAAGCATCTTGCATTGCAGCTTTAGGTTCAGGAGCCAAGGGCGCAGGTGGAGGTGCTGGCATGCTTGGTGCTTTAGGCAATATGCCTATTGATTGAAGTGGTCTTGTAACTAACTTTGTAACTGATCTAACTGCACTACCCATTGTTTACCTCCTTATTGTAAGTATGTCCTGTAACTGTATATCCCATCCGTTCATAAAACTTCTTAGTTCTTTCGGGATTAATACCAGTTGACGTGGCCGGGTTTATTCTTTTTGCGCCTTTTTTTATAGCCCATGTTTCAAACTCTCTAAATAGTTTGACCGCAGCAACTGACCCTCTTTTTGTTCGATCGACGTAATATGTCAGGTCTGATGCATATAAGTCTTTACCAAAATAGTACTCTGTTATAAAGCCAATGAACACCCCTATTATCTGATTATTGTAGATTGCTATATAGACAAACTGATCGTGACAGAACGCCATAAGTAACTGTTTTAGCTTATCTGGGTCAAAATCAAGAGTTTTAAAGTGTGACTCTTGGTGCATACGGTAACCTAGCTCTATAATCTCTTTTATGTCGCCTGGCTCTGCAGGTCTTACTTCTATGCTAATATTGAATAGTCTCCATCAGCCTGACGAGGTAAATCCTTCATCCTCGAGTCCTGCTTATGTCTCATACCTAATGCTAAATATCTAAAAGCATCACAGGCATGACTTGTCCAATCATGTAGAGGTTTATCCTTAAACGTCTTGTTCTTTTCATCAAAGTCTTTACGGTATTGTCTCATAGCTTCTATAAGCAAGCTACACTTATCTTCGTCAAAGTAACATCTAGGGATAATAGTCCTTGCAGCTTCTATCCCGTCATCTATCCTTAGATTAGGTGTTACTCTAAACTTAATTCCTAGTTCTCTAGCAGATTCTAGTCTTGATCTGCCTGTACTCATTTCACGTACCTTAATATCGTGTGGGGCGATGTGGTCCCCGTATACATATTCTTTTTCTCTTAATACTTTTGCATAGTGAGCTAGACCTTCTCCTGAGTTTTCATAATAATCTATAATCCGTATCTCATTAAAGTAATGCTGAAAGAAGATAATACTTGTCGAGTCTCCCATACCAAGGTCCCAGGACGTATGCACATCTAGGAGGGGGTCATACGGTACCTTGACGATTCTACGGTCTGCTAAGGCTTTTGCCATAAGGTTTCCATAATAAGACCCGACAAGCGGAGCATCAAAAGAGCAGTAGAACTCTTGTTGAATCATTTCTTCAGGCATACCAGAATCTCGTTCATCTTGGATTGCCTCTTGAGTAACAGCTCTCGTATCTTCGACTGACAGACTTTGACTAAACCACTTTTCGTTACCTCTAGCCATTGTCATTAAATCGTAACCATGGTTACGTCCCCTAGCTGTATATATAAATACGGCCCAGCCGTCGTTCTCTGCCAAGATCGGTCTAATATATTCCCAGGCCCGTGGGTCTTGAACCGAGTACTCGGAGAATATCACTCCAACTGGGTTGGCACCTATCAGTCTGTCAACGTTGTCGGTACCTACAACTTGGTAGATAGAGCCATTTTTTAAGGTTAACCGCATCTCCGTATTGTTCTTGCTTTCTACAAGTTCTTTAGGAAAGTGGTCAATAAACTTGCGACCGTCCCTGGTCATACCGTCCCACGCGATCTTTCGTCCTTGGTTATATGTGGGAAATAAATGCCAGTATAGTCCTGGTCGTTTAAGTGCAGATACTGCGCACCAGTTAATACTTGCTAAATCTTTGCCAGCACGTCTGTGCCATACAGCTACAGCTCGTTTACCGCCGTCTTCTAAAAACTTCCATAAAGGAAGCTGATAGCCACGCGGTTTCCAATCATGAGGAATTCTGATCTTCATCTAAATCTTGGAAGTTGACAACTTCTATTGTCACATCTCCTGTTGTGTGCTGTTCTACGGCTTTACGTTTAGGGGCTATGTATTGAGCTAGCTCCTTAAAACATTGAAATTTTAGTTCAGGGCTTGTAGTAGGGTCTGCACTAATCATGGCCATGCCCTCAATAGGGTCTACGCCTAGATCATCTAACCTTTCAGTTAGTTCTTTAGATCGTTTATTAATTGCACCTTTAGGTCTACCTGCACCTGGTCTCTTGCCGCCTTTGTCTGCCATAATTGTATTTATAACATTTATTACTTACGTTGTACACATTTATTATCGGATAATGTCAGATGGCAAAATGGCCCCGACAGAATTACTGGGTTGGTGATAAGGCTAACGGGTGACGGTATTTATGCCCCCGGGGGCCCTATCGGGAAAAGATTAACTAACTATATAGGAGGTATGCCATGGAAATACTTATGATGCTTATGTATGTATTCTTTGTATTGTTTGCTATCGCAGTAGCAAATCTATTCTTAGATGACTAATAACTAATGTCGAAAGACAGGAGGTACATCATGTTAAACGATATCATGATGATGCTGATCATCCTCATCTTATGGACGGTGATCGGTATAATGGCACTGGCTGTATGACAGCTAGTATTTAACTAACGTTATGGAGGTAATTATGAGATATCATAACTACATCTTCATGACACCAGCTCAAATTAAGGCTGATGAGAAAAAGCTATTACGTGGTTTGCCTAAGCAAGCTAGAGATATAGTGCTTAACATCGGTCTTCAAGGTGAGGTGACTATTAAGCAAGTCAAGGCTCGTATGACTGAGCTTAGGGATCAAGGTATTCTTAAGACTCGTCAACGTCCGTTGCTTATCTTCACTTACTATCGTGCAGACATGATAGACAATGGTGTTGTGAAGCACATTGAGAAATAGGACAAATAACGGCACATGGACGTGCCACTAACGTAGGAGACAACTATGGCAGCAGTCAAGAAAGTCGTCATAACCTACATCTCACGCGCTGAGGTAGAGGTTTATGGCGTGCATGACGGCGCTACAGCTGAGGAGCTTCGTGATTTCGTTATGAATGATCCGTCGCTCCGTGCCTCTGTGCTTGATCAGCGAGTTAAGCTTACTGAAGATAGCATATGGGTTGAGCATGTAGCACACTTATAACTAGGGCGATAAGCCAGGAGGTATTGCCTATGCACTAGCATAGTTACAATTTGACCTTGTACAACATGACACCGCTTCGGCGTATCTGCTACAGGCAGGCAGAGTAGGGCGCGCGGAAAGCCGCCGAATGCCGGCGAGCGGCGGGGAGGGGAACTAGGGCCACGAGCCCCCAGAGAAGGGCCTGAAAAAAGGGGTTCCCGAAGCAGAAAAAAAGTGTATATTAATCAATAACTTAGGGCCCTGCTGTAGCATGCAAAGGCCGTGCCACCAGTCCGTTAAAAAGTGTATATAAATCAAACACTTAGGACCCTCGCCCTCAGTCAGATCACCTCAATCCATGGCGCCTGCGCCCTATAAAACTTGATTTTTAATCAATTGTGGAAGCGGTAAAAAATATGCCACTTTTAGCCCTATTTTGTGTACACCCGGACATAATCAGAATATAATGGCTTTAGCAGGTAAAATTGGTTTTGCCCGCATTATTAGAAAGGAGAAAGTTATGCAACCGCAAACTATCAACATGAAGCCTCAAGCAGCTGCAAAGCCAGTTGTTAAAAAAGAGGTAAAGCGTAAAGCGACTGCTACTACGTTCACGTTCTTCGACTATACAAAAGTCGAGAACTGGGATAGAGCTATGCCGCCGCAAGCTAAATGCATCGCTACTACAATAACTAAGTATGGCATCCAGTATAATAAACCGCATGTCAAAGCTGATATTGAAGAAGCTATGAAAAAACTACACGAGGCCGAAACTAAGAAAAACGGTAAAAAATGGACTAGGCAGGAACCTTACAGGATATTTGCTTACTACATTAAAAACATGACGGATAATAAGTTGCTTGTTAAATCCAAGTAGCTTTTTCTCAGGGGCTGTCGCATTATGAGTGCGGCAGTCTTTTTTTTGATCTTTTTGCAGTTTTATAGAGCCGGCGAGAAGACAATCAGTAATGCCCTTCGGGTACAAATTGTGATACAATGGTACTATAGTACACAGAAAGGAGAATAGTATGGCTAAATACTACTACAAATATGTTAAAAACAACGAAGATTACTTTGCCAATCTCGATCGTAATCTTACTAACTATGAAGACATAGACCAGGCTTGTATCCTACGTGACCTGCAAGAACAGGGTACACGTGCGGTACACAGGCTTATTGATGATCCAGATCCTGCATGGCTGCCAGATATCGACACAAGCGTCAGCAAAGGCGGCAGGAACAGTAAGGATTATACAAAACTAGGTACTTTACCAGAAGATTATAAGAAGAAATGGTATGAAGATTAGATCTCTATATAAGGAAATAATTCAGAAAAAATATTCTTTTTATGTTAAACGGTCCAATAAATACAATAGGCCAATAAAGTGTATAGAAATCATATATATAGAGGCCTGCAGATCATATTGGCCTTTTTACCCCAATACGTGCTACAATGAATTAACAGGAGAAAACTATGGCTGACACAATCGAATTAGTACGCTGCGACGTTTCTTATGACGCAGAAGATGATGAACACGTAAAAATTAAGCTCATGTACCGTGAAAATGGCAACCTGATCACTACACAACCGATCTATACTGCCCCTGACATACTTACAGAGATGATTTACCGCGAATTAAAGACATTAGGAATAATACATGGACAAAACGACTCAAAGACGCGCCATTAAGTATCAGAAAGAGAAGCGGTCCACGCTCAACATACCAAAGAGGCTGCACAAGGCACTAAAGATTGCAGCAGAGCGTGAGTGTCGTACAATCCCAGGTCTACTAATGGCGATGCTTATCAAGTGTAAGCACGAACAAAAGAATTTATTGACGCCGAAGTCTGATCAACAGAATGAAGTGTCTGTAAATCAGTGTAAATCTGTTTTCACTCGTGATTAACGATATGATATAATAGAATTACAAGTAATAATTGACAATAAAGGAGAAAGTTATGTCACATATGGTAGAAACTATGGCGTATGCCGGCAAGACACCATGGCACGGCTTAGGGCGTAAGGTCAAGGACGGTTTGTCCCCTGATCAAATGCTCAAAGAGGCTGGCCTTGACTGGATTGTTAGCAAACGACCTGCTTACTACAAAGACACTAACGCCGGTAAGTATCATATCTCTCCTGACTGGAATCTACTAGTCAGAGAATCTGATAATACCGTCTTAGGTCCTTGCGGTAAGAACTATACACCTATCCAAAACAGGGAGGTCTTTAAGTTCTTTAACAAGTTCTGTAAGGCTGGTGATATGTTTATGGATACAGCAGGCTCCTTAGACAACGGTCGTCAGGTATGGGGTCTTGCTAATATTCGCAAAGGCTTTACATTACCAGGCGGTGATGATGTCGAAGGGCATTTGCTGATCTCACATCCTCATATATGGGGTAAGGCGTTAACGATCATGTTTACACCGATCCGTGTGGTCTGCAATAATACTCTTACCATGGCACTCAACGATGCTAAGTCTAACCAGCGTTTTCGTGTAGCTCACGTCAGTGAGTTCAGTGAAGACGTCATGTCTAAGGCAGAGCATGCTCTAGGACTAGCTGACATACAGTTAGCTGCATTCAAAGAGCAGTCTGAGTACCTTGCTAAGAAAAAATACAAGGAACCTAAGGTTGAAGAGTTTATTGCTCGTCTTTACCAGCCCTCCGTTGCTAAAGACAAGAGTAAACTTGATAAGTTCAATCGTACAGCTAAGTCTATACATGAGCTTATAGCTACACAACCAGGTGCTAAGATGTCAGAGGGTACGTGGTGGTCTGCATTCAATGCAGTTACGTATCATGTTGATCATATTAGTGGTAACGATCGCAGTGCAACTTTGAACTCGGCTTGGTTTGGCGCTAAGTCAGTACAGAAACGCAAAGCGTTAACAATGGCGTTAGAGTATGCAAAGGCTGCATAAGTACTACATATTCGTACAACGCAAAGGAGGTAACGTGCGTCTGCCAACACAGGCGCATGCCCTCCTGACTATTATTGAGGGTCACGGTACCATTGAGCAGCGACAGTTGCTTAAATGTATGGCCTTCAATAATCAGTTAAAGACGAAACAGAAGACCGAGCGTATACTCACGTATTACGCTGGGTTTTTAACTAAACTAGGCTGTATTGAGGTACTGCACACAGCTCACAAGAAAGGAGAAACAAATGAACGACAAACTCAAACCAACTGATTATGTTACTCAAAATGAGTTTCATAGGTTTATACGAATACAAAAGAGTGGCATTACAAACATGGTCTCGCCAGACGTACAGACACTGGCATTGATCGATAAGCAAACTCACATGTGTATACTCAATAATTATCAAGAACTAGAGGAGGAATATGGCCAACCCGAATAGAAAGATCGACAAGACGCATCTATCTATCGACAATGCAGAGCAACGTGGTTTCTTACACAGAGACTACATTGCTCATTGTCTTAGATGGACTCACGTTGCAAAACATTTAAACGATCGCAAGCGCTATGCTACAGCACGTATCTTAGATATAGGCTGTGGTAAAGAGATACCTATGGCAAAGCTTATGCACTCAAGCAGAATGGAGCCGACAGTGTACTATGCTTGCGATGTCAACAAACTAACTATGCCAAAACAATTTGATAAGGCTAAGTGGAAACCTAAACTAGCAGGCAATACAGATGTATGTGATCTGAAACCTGCTGACTTTGAAGAGGGTCTGCCTAATACTATCACTTGCTTTGAGGTACTAGAACATGTAGCACCTGAACACTCAAGACGTATGCTCAACAAGATCTTTGAGCTATTAGAACCTGAGGGTACTGCATTTGTCAGTACACCTTGCTGGGACCCTGATGTTGGCGC